GTAGATTATCAAATAAAAACAATACTAACAAAAGAAAGTTATATGGCTAATTGCTATAAAGTAGGAGGAGAAGATGAATAAAACAATAGAAAATATAGTAGAAACAATATGTTTTACAATAATAGTTTTAGTTGTAATAACAGTAATGGTAATGATGAATAGCAAAGATGAAAAAATAAAATTATTAGAACAAAGCTTAAATGAGCAAATAGAAGAAAAGCAAGTATATATGAATATGCTTGAAGAAGAGAGGAGTAAATAAGATATGAGTAAAGAGGAAATATCTAAAGAAACAAAAAATACTTTACAAAATTGTTGGGTTATGACAACAAATCACGAACTAGATAATGAAAATAGAAAATTAAAAGAAGCTATAACTGAAATATTAGATAAAATTATGACTTCAACAGAAAAAAGCGAATATTGGTATAAGTATTATATAGAACATAAACAATACAATGATGATTTAGAATATAACAAAAAAATATTAAAAGACTGGTCAAATATTTTAAAAGGTATGGGCAATAGAAATTATCCTTATTGCTATGCTATTGATAGAATTTTAACAGAGTTGGAGAGGAGTAAATAAAATATGAGCAATCTAGAAAAATATTTAAAACATTTTGAAACTATAACGAAGCACAAATTTTATGTTATGAAATTTTGTTTTAAATGTGGAAAAATTAAACGAGGATTATTGCATGATTTAAGTAAATACGGAATAACCGAATTTTGTAGTAGTGCAAAATACTTTCAAGGAACGAGCAGCCCAATTGATGCAGAAAAGAAAGAAAAAGGATATAGTCTAGCATGGCAACATCATAAAGGACATAACCCACATCATTGGGAATATTGGATTGATAACATAGGTACTTATAAAA